CTGGGGTTTCGTCACCACGAGTGATCTGCGAAATAGTGTCCGTTACAGTCTCCTGAACGTTTGAAGCAGAGAGAGTCGTATTAACAGCTAGGTTACGTGCCCAGGTGTTAGAAGTACGATCAATCTGTCCATACGTTCCAGATGACGGTGAAGTTGATACAGCCTTCTTAATACCGTCAAACTCAAGTCCACCGCTTCCAGTCCCATCACCGCGAAGTGAGGTAGAAACAGTATTCTTAAGGCGAGCGATTGCCGCGTTCATCTTCATCTCAGCGAGATCAAGAAGCTGTGCCTGATCGCGGTTAGCGCGTCGGTCACGGCCTGCAATAGCTACAGGCTCGTAGCACTGCTTAATTGCGAATCGAAATGCCGTAGCATCATCGATTGAATCAAGGTTAAAAGATGAGAATCCCGAATAGAAACCACCTACAGCCGAATCATTATACATAATTGGCTTGCGTAGTTCGTATCCACCGGAAAACTTACGAATGAGGCCCTGATCGTCAAGCGATTTCAGGAGCGGATTGTGATGCAAAACCTCATCTGCGATCTGATCGCTCTGATCGAAGAGGGTTGCAACGATTGCTTCTTCAAGATTAGCCATTGTTGTTATCCTATAAAGTTAAGATAACCCCGGCTAAATGAAGCAGCTAATCGCCGGTCATTCTAGCCCGTAGGTTATCACGTATGTTTTTAGCTTGTACTCTGGGAGTCCCCGAACCGGCGGAGCCAGTGATCGAACGCGAAGCGGCTTTAGCTTTTTGCACACTTGCGGATGTTTGTTCTACCTGCGCCTTTGCAGTAATCGCATTGGCGATACTGGAAAAGGTCGGATTGCCGGCTACTACATAGTTGTAAGCGGTTTCGAGGATTTGCTCTGGGCCGCTGTACTTGCCGGTCTGCGTTAATGCCGCCACAATCGGTGCCATTTCAGCCTCTAACTGCGCTGCTGTCTCGGCATCTTTGAATAACGGTTTATTCGCTACAAAAGATTCTACGACCCGCTCATTATAATAAGCAACGGCTTTTTGTTCCTGTTGCTGCTGCATTGCGGCAATCTTCTCTTCGGCAATGCGTTCTGCATCAGCCATTGTGAGGTATTGCGCTGGCTGCTGCTGTGGATAGTAACCCTGCTGATCATAACCTTGAAACAGTTGTTCAGGCTTAATGCCGTAAGCGTCTAACCATTCCAAAGCCGTTTCAACCGGGTTCGTCATCATTGCCTTGTCCCAAGCAATAGAGCGCCTGGTCAGGTCTGCAATGCTGATACCTTCTTTTGCGTAGTCGTTTTCGTACTGTTTGACTGCATCATAAATGCTAGAAGTTTGCTTTTTAAGTTCTTCAACTTCCACCATTTTACGCTGATAATCGGAGCGTGTTTCATACGCCCTACGGTTCATGTACTGCTGCAAAACATGCGCGTTATCAGGCGTAGGATTAAGAAAAGCCTCCTTTTCGGCTTTGTTCATGTCAGCGGGTGGTACAAGCGGAATTTTCTCAACCGCTGGCGTTGTTTGCTGCGTTTGTTGCTCTGTAACAGATTGAGGTGCTTTAGCTACCGCATCAGGATCTTCTTTAGTCTCTACAACAATCGGATCATCTTCTGCCTTAAAACTGCGTTTGAGAGCGTCACGAATGCTTACGGGTTCTGATTGCCGCTCAACAGTAACTTCGGTATCCGCTGCTGTCGTTCCTGTTTCTTGCTCTACATTATCCATTTAGTCGCTCCCTAATTTGTTGCATTACCCTAGACACTAATTCTTTTTGCCGACCAGGATCTGACTTTTGTGGGTCGTATCCGCGCTCGTAAGCATCCCCAACTTCTATTGCGCCAGCGGCTTTATAAGCCTCTCGTAGCTTTCGCTTGCTTGTGTAAATTTCCTTAGAATTAAGAGGGTTTCTAACGGGTGCCATCTCGTCGGTAATGATGTAATGCGTCTCTGGAACGCGCACCTGCACATTTTCAATCGGCACTACCTTCTTTTGCACTTTGCAGTATTGATACAGTTTGTATTTAGTCGTCATCGTCTAGTGCCAATAGCATTAAGACCATTTTGATTCGCTTTTTGCGTTCTTCGCCAGTTAGTTCCCCTGGTTTAGCCCTAGCATGCAATGCTGCTTTTAGCTTATCAGCTAAATTCTCTCTGTCTACAGTCGTCGGTAGTTCTATCTCTTTTTGGCGACTCTTAAGGATTTGGGCTGCTACTTCTTCCTCAAGCAGATCGTCATGCCGTTTTCGTCGCTTGGCGTAACGATCCAAGATATCACTTGTATCAGGCGTTACAGGGGTTCCACCGTACTGCTTGGGATTAAGGAGCAGTATTAGACTCATTGGTATTTGATAATGTAATTAACGACCAAGTACGGAGGATTGTTTCCCCCTGTTGCGCCGGGAGTAGTGCTGCCGCTTGTCATTGCTGCGTTACCGTCAACACCCCCCGTGACTAATCCGATACGACCGCTAATCGTCGGGGCTGTATAACTACCGGCTGAGGTATCGCCTTTTGGTGCGGTAGTTGTGACTGATCCTCCCCACGCGCTGTAGCCGCTTGGCGAGTTGGTAACAGCTAAATCTGCTCCAGTTCCCATACCGTGATAATGCGCTGGCACACTATGGGTATGGGCGGCTGAGGTATGCGTATGGTCTATTGTTCCCCCTGTACCCGCAAGCGCATTGCCCGTCCCTGACGCCGCTTTACCGAGAGGGAATCGCTGCCGTAAATCTGGTAAGCTAAAACTACTTGCATCCACGCTGCCATAAGTTGTGCCAATGATGGCAAACAGTTTTGCATACGTTGTCCTCGAAAGACTTGTGCCGTCACAGATTAAAAACGAATCGGGCGCGGTGCCGGAGTACCACAACAAACCAGCGCCAATAGGTAACTCGCCACCAAAAACAGGCATTAGCTTACCTCAGTAATTCGCATTGCTCCCGTTGGAGTATTCGCCCAAATGCCATCAATAATGCCGGTGTATACGGGAAATGGTAGTTCTAGCGTCTGCGCTGGCAACAACTTGTAACTAAAACTAGTTGCACTAGCTGTCGCACCAAACTTAACGTATACGGCAGTGTCAGCATCGTTATAAAGTATCGCTTGGCGACGCGAAGCGTTGGATGCCAAAAGTGTTGTGTTGGAAGCGGCTGCGGTAACATTGCTTAACGTGCTGGATGAATACGTTGCATTCGTAACGGTCCAGGTCCCGCTTTGCGTCGCTGCTATTGTACCATCAACCGTGATACTTCCACCGTTATCACTAACAGGCACCGCCGAAGTAAATGGATTGCCCTGACTTGCCAGGGTAACATTAGGCAACGTTAAAACATCAACATCTCCGATATTATTACCGCCAGCCGGCAAGGATGCACTGATAGTAACAGCGCCCGTGTTACATGCCGTTACCTTTCCGTTCAGACTACTAAGCGTAGCTTCTGCTGCAGCGCCAGTTGGTAAGCTGACAGTGCCGCTTATATTATTGATATTCCAAGTACCGCTCTGAGTAACGGGAATAGCACTTTGATCGCTGGCAATAACTACCGGCAAACTATTTGCCATTGTTGCTTGACCAACAACACCCGTAATGTCGCCGATTGCCGTAATGAGAGAACCAGAAGGATTAACTTTTACGTTATAATACGTGCCGCCACCACTAGCAGATCGTCCGGCTATTACTGAACGTGTTACGTTAGCAAGGGTATAATCAGTTAGGGTAGAAGTTATAGGTAGGTAATCACTTGTTGTACCTGCCGCCCAACACGCTGTGTAAATTGATAAGTTTGTTGCTCCACCGCCATTTTTTTTGACATCTAAAGTCATTGGCAGATTTGGCGTTTCAATTGACGGGGCTAATTGACTATTGGGTATTCGAATGGTGTGAAACGTTATCCACTTTCCATCAGGACTAAATACTTCAAAAATGAAAGAAGCTGATCCCAACCATGCAAACCTGATACGGTACAAATTGCTATATGTAAGGTTAATTGCTTCTGGTGTACCTGCTCGCGTAAAAATTGATCCCGCAGAACCATCTAACGGATCTCCATTCCATGATGCGCGTGCAATAGTAGTATTTGCACCACCACTACGAAGTGTTACACCGAAAGACGTGTCTTCATACCCGATAAAAGCGCCATTGTTAGTATCGTACAGTCCAATACGTTGATAGCTATTAGCGATTCCTGCAGTAAATGCAGCGGTAAAAAATGCGTATTCTTCATGAGCGGGACGATACGAACTATTGTAAACGCTAACACCTTTAGCGCCGCCGTTTGTGTTACTGCCCGTTTGATATCTGGCATGGCCGCCAGTAATAGAAGCAGATCCGCCCGAACTAGTTGTATTGGTTATAAGGTTAGTGTCGAACGAATCAAAAAAACTTAATTCAATTTCGTTATTTCTACGCCCGGTAACTGCAACACCAAGGATGTCAGCACTAACGATATTGTTGACATTTAGACCACTTGCTAACTCGTTTTTGACTGCGTTTAGAGTTGTTTCAGTAGCAAAATCTGGAACGGTTAAATCTTCTGTACCAGCCCCACCGTAATCAATAGCAACAACCTGAACCTGCTCGCCGCTCTTGTCTATCGTGCGTACAGGAATATCAGTATTGACACTGGTAGGCGAGTTACTAACCGTTACGTTGTCTGACACGCTTAATCCTCATCTTCCATGTCATTTAACTCAATGCTTGGATTACCAAGTTCATCGAGAGTAACTTTGCCGACACGTTTTGCTCGCTTAGGAATCACGTTGTTAATAACGATAGGTTGCTGTGTTTGTGTTGGCGCTTGAGTCATAGTGCGGAGTGACTCCATGCTCATGAATAGCTTTTCAATCTGCTGTTCAGAAGCAAGTCGCCTTTCTTCCATTAGCTTCTCTGACTCGCTTAACCTGATCCGCATCTGCTCAAGTTCTAACTTCTGTAACTCAATGATCTGAGCCATACGGTTAGACTCTTGGCTGATGTTATGCTTAATAGCATCAGATTCCGTATTAGCCTGAATCTTAAGCATATCAGCCTGCACACCGCTGGCTTTGATCTGCAATTCCTGCTGTGCAATCTGCAATTCCTGTTGCGCTATGTATTGTTCAAACTGTTGCTTATCGACAGCTAGTTGCGCATCAAGTTGCTCACGCTGCATCTTTATTTGTTGCTCTGCCGCCGTAAGCTGATTCTTTTGAGCAGC